GCAGCTTACAATACCGCTCGAAAATTCATAGGCATTGAATTAGATCCTGAGTACTACGGTATTGCTTGCGAGAGGGTCTTGTCGTGCAACTAACACTTGAACAATGGGCGATAAAACACAGTGTTCCCCGTCAAGCATTAATTGAATTACGCTCAATCATGGGCGTATTTACAGAATCCACACCTGGGGTGCGAACTGATGATAGCGAATCGGCGGTGTTGAATGAGGTGCGTCTCGAAGCAGCAGAAAAAGGCATCTGGTTGATGCGTAACAATGTCGGGGCCTGCCAAGATAAACACGGACGTTTGATCCGATACGGATTATGTAATGACACCAAACAACTCAATGAAACGGTTAAATCGTCCGATCTTATCGGCGTGAGACCATTGTTGATCACGCCGGAACTCGTCGGGTCTACTATTGGACAATTCGTTATGCGCGAAGTTAAAAAACGACAATGGCAATGGGGTGAAGATCCGAGTCGGGAAATTGCACAACTGCGATTCCTTGAAAAAGGTTTTAAACTTGGCTGTGATGTCGGATTTGCAACTGGGCGTGGCACATTATAGTTGACTGACTCGTCACAATACGTCTATATTGACCACTGTGATTTTATTTGAGGTAAACCCATGAAACGTGAACGACTATCCAATGACATCCGCCGAGAACAAATTCTTGATGCGGCACTACACATGGCCTTAGATGAAGGCTATCCGAACATTACCCGTGACGGTATCGCTAAACGAGCAAGCTGTGCATGTGGTCAGGTGAATGCCATTTTCAACACCATGGGACAATTGCGTCGTGCAGTGATGCGATCAGCTATTCATCATCGTCACTTAGACATTATTGCGCAAGGTCTGGCTGCTGGTGATGAAGTGGCGAAAAAAGCCGATGACGACTTAAAACGCGAAGCATTAGAAACACTACTGTAACCGACCAGCGCGGGGGTTAACATGCAAGAATTACAGGGGCCGTTAAAGCCCCTAGCTAACTATCGCCAGTTTATGGCCTACAAGCTGGTTCCATCGCAACGCAAGCCGGGCAAAATGGATAAGTTCCCGGTGAATTGTGCCACTGGTGAAGTCGTTTCCGCTCACGATCCGAAATACTGGGTTGATGCTCAAACTGCGTGTAATACCTCATCGTTATGGGGAACTGGGTTCGGCGTTGCTTTCGTATTCACCGATGACGACCCATTCTTTTTTGTCGATATTGATAATTGTCTAGTCAATGGTGCGTGGACACCATTAGCTGTTGAATTATGCCAACGATTTGCAGGTGCGGCAATTGAGGTTAGTCAGTCTGGGTCAGGGTTGCACATTATTGGTCGTGTCGCCGATGCGCCGGAACATGCCTGCAAAAATGTGCCGCTTGGGTTGGAGTGTTACACTGAGGAACGTTTTGTCGCATTGACTGGCACCAACGCCACGGGTTCTGCGGAGACGTCGCATGATGTAGCGTTTAACACAACGGTCGCCCAATACTTTCCTATTACATCCACCAATGCGGGCAGTTCGGCACAATGGACTGCGGGTCATGTCGAAGGGAGTTATCCTATCCCTGACGACGAAGTGTTGATCCGCAAAATGTTATCCAAAGAATCCGCCAATGCTGCATTTGGTACAAAATGCCCGCCTTCAGCATTATGGTCACGCAATGTACCAGAACTGGCTAAATTCTTTCCAGACGAAGACCGTGAATTTGATGAGTCCAGCGCCGATGCTGCGTTGGCTCAACATTTATCATTCTGGACTGGTAATGACTGTGAACTTATTGAACGTTTGATGCGTCAATCTGCATTGGCCCGTCGTAAATGGGATAAACACAAGTCGTATATGTTTCGTACCGTTACTGGCGCCTGCGCGAAACAGAAAAGCTGGTATAGTCTCGGTAAACCGATTGAACTCGTAGCAAATGATGTCGTGATCGACGTTGAACAAGGCGCGATTGTTCGTGAAGGGTATCAATATTTATCTATCACACAAACGATCGAATTGTTTAAAGGTTGTGTGTATATCGCCGAAATGCACCGAATTTTTGCGCCAAATGGCATGCTGTATAAATCTGAACAATTTAATGCAGTATATGGTGGTTATGTTTTCTCGTTGGAATGGACTATGTGCAACGTCTGGAAACTCACAATCTAGCAGGTCACTCGCTAGGGTTGGAGATCAAACAGTTGCGACGGATACAAGACGTAATAAAAAACCGGTTGTCGGGTCTTGAAGAACAAGCGATGCACGAGATCCGCAGTGGTAAATCGAATCCGTTCCTGACCGTTGAACAAAGCTATGGTCGTAAGCGTTGGAAAAAAGACGTGCCTGTCGATGAAGTGTTAATGATGGGTGATTTAATGGGTGTTGATTTGCGTAAACCGGTCGAACTCGATACACCTACTAAAGTTGCGAAAAAAGGTATTGACGAGAGCGTCATAAGCGCATACAGTGAAACACCATCGACGGGATGGAAATTGGTGGAAATCAACACCGTTAAAACCCGTCAGATATTCGGCAATAACTAAATAGAGGTAACGCTATGAACGAACTGAAATATATCGTAAATACTGGTTTCACCAACCATCAATCAAAACGTATCGCTAATGCACAAGCGCGTGACATGCGTTTAAAATCAGCTGTGTCAAAACGTATTGACCGCCCACATCGCGTTGAAATGGTTGTTGCTGGTCGCGCGTTCATCGGTTCATTTCTTTCTCGCTTCCACGCATAAGGATTACACACATGTCAGTAGAAATCGTACGCATCACCACGCCAGTGGGTCGTTTAGTATCAAACGGGTTATATACCCCACGCGACAAAGATTCTGATGGTAACCAGTTGGTGTTTAAAACCGGTAACAGTGCCGGTCAACCACGTGTTGAATTTTACGCGGGGATCGCAATTCCGAAAGATGGTCGTGATTGGAAACAAACCGAATGGGGTGCGCAATTAATCGCTGTCGCTCGTGCTAAATTTCCGGCCATGTTTGATCCAGCTACGAATAATATTTGGCAGGGGCGCGACTTTGCATTCAAAGTGCAAGACGGTGACTCGGTTGTACCGAATACTCGTGGTAACCGTAATTGTGATAAAGAAGGTTGGCCGGGACATTGGGTGGTTTTTGCATCAAACGGTTATGCGCCAACGATTGTGAATCGTGATGGTTCAGAGGTGTTGACTGCGCCAATCATTGAAGCAGGGCACTATGTGCAAGCCCGTATTCGAATTGATGGGAATGGTTCAACACAATCACCGGGTTTATATCTGAATCTTGAAAAAGTGGCACACAGCGGTTATGGCCCGGTTATTGTTACTGGTGAATCGGCAGCTGAAGCCGGTTTCGGTGCTGCACCATTACCAGCGGGTGCCAGTACTACGCCGATTGGCGGCCTACCAGCCCAAAACACTGCACCGGTCGTACAACAGCAGCAACAGACCACCGTTGTGACGCCACCAGTCGTACCCGCTGTGGATTTAGTACAACCGGGCGGCAATCTCCCACCACCTCCACCACCAGCTGTTCAGGTAGAAGAAAAATTCCATTACAACGGTGCGATTTATACTAAGTCACAGTTGTTATCCTCACCCGGTTGGACTGAAGCACATTTGGTCAATTTACCACGCGCCTAATCACATATCCCCGGCTTCGGTCGGGGTATTTCATGGAGAAAATACATATGTCGAAATTATACGTCGAACGAATCAGCGTCGATGCAAAACTACCCGTTAAAGCCACAACGGACGCGGCTTGTTACGATTTACACGCTTATTTGTCGGGTCGGACAGTTAAATATTGGGATGTTGATGCAAACGAAGAATCATCACACAGGCTTGTCAGTTCAGCTTGGATACTAGAATCGGGTGAACGAGCGTTGATTCCTACCGGTTTGAAAATGTGTTGCGACCCCGGATATAGGATCGCTATTTATCCGCGTTCAGGGTTGGCCGTCAAACAAGGTTTATCGTTGATTAATTGCGTCGGCATCATTGACTCAGATTATCGCGATGAAGTCATGATCGCAGTGGTAAACCATTCCAATTGTGAGATCATCATTAATCATGGTGATCGAATCGCACAGTTTGCTATTGAACCCATATTGAATATCGACACGCAGGTTGGTACATTGCCCGATACCGATTCGAATCGTGACGGTGGATTCGGGTCGAGTGGGGTATAACCATGTCATACCTTGTCAAGTGTGATGAAATAGCGGGGTGTGGTAAAACATATCCGGCTGATTTACTAAGTTGCCCCCATTGTGGGGCGATGTTTGCTTTGTCTGGTCCTGCGCCAATCAACCCGCGTGAATGGGGTTATGATATCGAAACATACCCTAATGCGTTTACAGCAACGTTCATCCATATTCACACTGGTCATTGCGTGCAATTTGAGATCTCGTCTCGTCGCAACCAATTACAAGAGATAACCCAATTTTTGTACGGTCTGCGCGATACTAAAGCCCGAGGAGTGGGGTTCAATAATATAGGGTTTGACTATCCGGTTATTCATCGTGGAATTCTTGGTAATCCACACGCAACATACGAAACGATTTATCGTTATACGAGGCAAATTATTGACGACGGTAAAATCAATCAATCGTTTGCGCACACCGTTTGGGACAACGACCAATTATTCCCGCAACTCGATTTATACAAAATAAATCACTTTGATAACAAAGCAAAATCCACATCATTGAAAGCGTTGGAATTTTGTATGCGTTCTCGCAACATTAGTGATTTACCGTTTCCACTGGGTAAATGGCTCACCGATGATGAAATCGACGTACTATTGAAATATAACCGTGATGACGTTGAAGAAACCTGTAAATTCTACGTGCGTAATTTGGAGTCCATTGCATTCCGAGAAGAATTAAGCATCAAATATGATCGTAACTTCGTTAATCACAACGACACCAAAATCGGTAAAGACTATTTCATCATGGAGCTGGAACGCCGTGGTGTGCAATGCTATGACAAGTCGTCAGGCAGACGAGTACCGAGACAGACCCCTCGTGATTCGATTGCGCTGAGTGACGTTATATTCCCGTATGTACGATTCGAACGCCCCGAGTTTAATGCCGTTAAAAATTGGTTGTTGAAACAAACGATCACGGTAACTAAAGGTGCATTTAACGATTTTGAACCAACCGAAGAATTACGCCAATACATGGACCGTTCCATTTTGTGGGCACAAGAAGGCGGTAAACGTAAACGATTAAGTAAAATCACAGTGGCTGATGGTGAAGTCGAGGCCAGTAATTTACATGTTATTGTTGACGGGTTTAAATTCGGTCTTGGTACAGGCGGGTTACACGGCTCGATTGATAAAACGATTGTCGTCAGCACCGACGATGATCAAATAGTGGATGTTGACGTTAAATCGTTTTACCCAAATCTGGGTATCAAAAATCGAGTTTTCCCCGAACATTTATCCGCAGAATTCTGTGATATTGAATTGGATATGTATAATCAACGTATCGAATTTCAAAAACAACAGGTCATTACGATCAGTAACATGTTAAAACTGGCATTGAACGGTGTTTATGGTGATAGCAATAATGTTCATTCGCCATTTTACGACCCGTTATATACGATGAAAATCACTATTAACGGCCAGTTGTTGTTGTGCATGTTGGTTGAACAATTAATTAAAATCCCATCACTGAAGATGATCCAAGCCAATACTGACGGTTTGACGTTTTTATGTCCAAAAATACACCTAGACCACATGCGGACAGTTTGTAAATGGTGGGAACAACTAACCTGTTTGCAACTCGAAGAAGCACTTTATTCAAAAATGGCAATTCGAGACGTTAACTCGTATTTGAGCGTGAAGTCAAAAGGCGGTGTAAAACGGATCGGTGCTTATGCGTATGAAACAGCCGAGGAAAACAATTCTACACGCGAGTTACCATACCATAAGGATTGGTCGGCTCGTGTGGTTGCGATGGCTGCTGAGGCCGCATTAGTGCGCGGTGAAGATATTCGCACGTTCATCGTGAATCACGCTGATAATTACGATTTCCTATTACGAGTCAAAGTGCCACGATCAAACTCATTGGTAATGCGTTACGCTGAATTTGATGTTGATTTACCGTTGCAGAACATCACACGGTTTTATATTGCCCGAAATGGTGGGTCGTTAACTAAAATTGCCCCGCCTGCTGGTGAACCTGGCACATGGAAACGTAAAGCAAAAATCAGCGATGAATTTTACTCGGCAGTTATGCGGGAATTGTCGTTAAACCTTGACGAGTCATGTATCGACGTTGCCGGTACACCTCACGACGAACGCATTCACACTAAAAATAAATCGAAACATGGTATCGTCGAAACGGGGTTCTGCGTGGGTTGGTTGACAGCTGAATGTAATGATTTGGTAAACTTTGATCGGGCTAATTTAAATTACGAGTATTATATTGCGGAGGCGGAAAAATTGGTGTTACCGTTGATGAATAAGTGATCGGGAATTATTTCTGGGTTTCGGTAAATGGTGGTAAACCTGAACCTGCGCTACACAATACCGGGCTTGATAATCCTTGGAGATTGATCGCATCTGAAGAACGTTTTCCCGACAGTGCGATCAAAATGATCACTCGTTGTCAGTGTCCTGAGCTAATTGCTGACCAGTCTGCAAATGTTGGATCTCAAGACTGATTTTTCGATTTTGCAGACTGTAATAACGAATACAAAATAGCGTCAATACTAATCCGAGTAACGACGCTAATTTACCAATGTCTTCGGGTATCCATTTTAAAAAAGTTGAAATACCGGCACCCAACGTCGAAAACCCCACGGTTAAACCGACACGTAAATCATTCAAAAGAGTCATTCCCCAGCCCACCCAGCGTGATATTATTAACTTATCAAATTGTAGCAAATGATGCGCATTTTATGAATCGAAATCGAATTATAGCAGGTAGTGTATTTGCATTGATGGCAGCTGCGTTTACGGGTCAGTGGGAAGGCGATGGTGCGAATAAAAAGGGTGAGTATGTCGTATATCTCGATCCAGTAGGTATACCCACTTGGTGTGGCGGTGAGACTAAAAATACGTTAGGTAAAAAAATCATTGTCGGTAAAACAAAATTCACCAAAACTGAATGTCGAAAACTGCTTGAATCGTCACTGCGATCACACAATGCCCCGTTAGAAAAATTGAATTACGATTTAACGGACGGTGAACACTATGCATTTTTAGACGGGATTTATAATTTTGGTGAAACTAAATTCAACCGGTATAAAATTGGACAGTTGGTCGCAGCGGGCAAACCTCAGTTAGCTTGCGATCAATTTCTAACGATCCGATACGCGGCCAAGCGTGACTGCTCAATTCGGTCAAATGGGTGTTATGGGATCTGGGAACGACGGCAGGCACAACGAATGGTTTGTAACGGCAATATCACGGTTGAAGAATTTCTGGCAAAAATTGGTAAATTACCCAAAGGTGGCGAAGAATGACGTATTTATACAAATGGCACGAACTATGGAAATTGCACAGCGTTAAATCAATGGTATTGTCGGCTATTTTAGGCACCACTGTGAGTTTGATGATGTTGTGGCAACCGGAATGGCTCGGCGGGGCTGCATTATGGATCGGGGTTCGTGAACTATTAACGGTATTTACGATTTATTTGCGAAATGTAAAACAAGATGAGGTTGAATAATGTCAGCTAAATTATGGATCACATTTGGAATTGCAATCGTCATCATGTGTTTGCTTGGCGGTATTCGAGCATTGTATAACTCCACTGAACAATTAAAGTCAGATAAAGTAGCTCTCGAACTGAACATCAAATCATTAACGGATACGAACCGAGATCTAAACGATACAATTGAGCGTAATGCTGAAACAGTCAAGTCAATCGACGATACAACAGTGGCTATTGCTAAAATGTCGAATGATATTCAGACCAAACTCATTAAAACCACATCAGCTATTAAATCCGAAATAAAAGGGTTGCCTTGTTATGATCAAACTATCCCTATTACTGCTATCGATACTGTGTGCGTCATGCAGCCATCAAACAGTGCCTGTCATGACCATGACGAAAACACGAGTGATCATGGTGCCACAATCAATGCTGCCCAGACCAAAACAAATTGATGCGGTAGACTTACGCATCGGTTCATGTGTTGATCAACTTGTGCCGGCATTACGCGCTGAGATTGACACAGCAAACGGGCAGTCAGATAAAATAATCGAATGGCAAAATATTGAACGTGCTAGATATGAAAAAGCCCCATAATGGGGCTTTAATTAACTTGGATATTTGTCTGGCTTCTGTGGTAAAGAAGGGTCACTAACTGACATCAGCTTTCGCAGTAACGTATCAAGTGTTCCCATAGCCTTAGATACCTAACGCCGTTTTCAGGTCATCCTCCGTATGCGAGGCATCGATAGCAATTTGCATTGCGTCGTATTTAGTACGAACCACTTTCCGAGTATCTTCTGCTATCTCAGCTTCGCTTGGGATTGTCGCTTTAATGTCGAGTGGCGCAAATTCAGCAGATCTTGCCGCGCGACGTATGTCATGCGCGATTTCTTTAGCTTTGCTTATGTTTACCGACAATGATTTTTTTACCTAACGTATTTTTAGTCTCACCGCCACACCAAGTGGGTATACCTACTGGATCGAGATATACGACATACTCACCCTTTTTATT